TTGTGGAAGGGTGCCACAAAGAAAAAGGGAGAAGAAGGAAAAAACGAATTTATACCAATTGAGGTTTCTTGGAGAGATGTTCCAAAATATCCCGGTGGACCGCTTCGCGACGATAAATGGATGATGGAAACGATAGCAAATACCAGTCTTGAGCAGTTCAATCAGGAATATAATACTGAATTTTTGGGATCTACAAATACCCTAATAGCATCGTGGAAACTGAGTTCCATGAATTGGTCAAAGCCAATAAAAACACATAAAGACGGATTGATGATATACGAGGAACCAAAACCGGATCATATTTACATTTTGACGGTCGATGTGGCTAGAGGCATAGGAAAAGATTATAGTGCATTCACGGTTGTAGACGCAAGCGTATCTCCATATAAACTTGTCGCAAAATACAGGAATAATTTAATTCCTCCTCTTGTGTTCCCAAATATCATAGAATCTGTGGCAAGATTGTATAATAATTCGTGGGTTCTGGTCGAAGTAAACGACATAGGTGGTCAGGTTGTTGATATTCTTCATTCTGAATTGGAATATGAAAATATAGTTTCTACCATCGCAAAGGGAAGAAAAGGTCAAGTCGTAAGTGGTGGGTTCGGAAAAGGCAACAAACTTCAGGGAGTCAGAACAACCGTGGCGTTGAAAAAAACCGGCTGTTCAATTCTCAAAAATTTGGTCGAACAGGATCGATTAATTATTGAGGATCAGGACATTGTTGACGAATTAATGACATTTGTGTCTCATGGAGAGATGGGGTGGAAAGCTGAAGATGGTCACTCGGACGATTTGGTAATGTGTCTAATATTATTTTCTTGGCTTTGCAGACAACAATATTTCAAAGACATGACCTCGATCGACATCCGAAAAGGAATGATGGAGGATGAAATAGAGGATATTGAGAATGAATTGACTCCTTTTGGGTTCATGGCTACAGGATCTGAGATAGAAACTGAAATTTTGGACGGAAATGACTATTGGAAGGCTAGTTCAGGCTAATTCAAAAGAATAATAAATAAATCAGTAGAAAAAGGAGAAAAAATGTCTTCCAAAATTATAGTTGAATTATTGGGCAACAATCTTGTTCCTTCCTTTAGTGAAGATCTCTCAAATTCAATAGCAGCGGTTTATGGTCACACTTATTCTGGTGAATCAGGTTCAACTCTTACTATTTTTAGCGAATTTGCAATAGGAAGCGAGTTATCTGATGGCTATTTTAGAGTCTCTGATGCAAGCGACTGGGTAAAAAGATATGTTAGTAAATTTGCCGGAGTTTCGGGTGAAGATCAAGTTTTAAGCCCCAATCCGTCAAATACCCTTCCAATTTGTAGAGCCAAAGGTGATTCTGGTTGCTTCCTGGGTGCAAATGGCAACCTAGCGACACATTGGTGGTCAATTCATAATTATTTGACATATGGTGGAAGTTGTTTGGTTGCAGGTGGATATACAGGTTTCAATAGTACAAACACCCCCCTTCTGGACAAATCAGTCCTGAACGACATTGATGTTATTTTTGCTCTTGACCATGGCATCACTCAAGCCACAATTGTCCGCGAATTGGTTGCGGGTAGAGGAAATGATTGCTTTGGTATCGTCGGGGTGAGTGGAAGCCTAAGTGGTTTCGGTGAACCTGTTCCTGGAAACACTTTTCTTGGTCAGACAGCAGGATTGATGGAACCAAGAGGTGCAAGCCTTGGCAAGTATGGAATGGCAATTTATGGAAGTAAACAACACTCGGGAATAGACCCGAACGACACTACTACCTTGGTATCGACTCCTTTGATGGCAGATGCAGCCGGTTGTCTTGCTCGCGTAGACAATGATCGCTATCCCTGGGTTTCTCCTGCTGGGATGAGAAGAGGACAGATATTGAACACTGTTCGATTAAAGGAACAACCAAGCGATGCAGTTCAAACACATTTACTGTCCAAGAAGATCAACTTTGCAACGACAATACCGACACAAGGAACATATCTGTTCTCGGATAGAACTCTTGATGAAGATACCAGTCCATACAGAAATATAAACATTTCAAGGTTGCTGATTTATCTGATCAAGAACATCACACCGATTGCAAATCAATATCTCTTTGAAATCAACAACGAACGAACTAGAACTTCATTCGTGAATGCCATAACACCAATTTTTACTACAATACAGAGTACAAATGGTATTGAAACCTACAAAATTGTTTGTGATAGGTCAAACAATCCGGATTCTGTAGTAAGAGATAACAAGTTCGTAGTCGATGTAACCATTAGACCGGTCAACTATATCGATACAATCACAATCAGATTCACTAACCTTGATGAGGTATAAGCATGGCTGGAGCAACAGGACAATCGATAGATGATTTTATTGACGGTTTTGGTGGTGGGTTAAGACCAAATAGATTTTTGGTTATTCCCACATTCCCCAGTGGCGTGACACTTACGAATGCCAATGCTTATAGTTTTTTTATAAGAGCAGCGGCTCTTCCTAGTTCAGATTTAGCTGTAATTCCTATTGCTTATAGAGGAAGAACATTTAAAATGCCAGGAGCTAGAACATATACCCCCTGGCAAATGGTTGTATTAGATGATGTTGGTGGCGAATTATGGGATGTTTATCATTTGTGGTCAAGTAAAATATTAAAACACAAATCAAATAAAATAGCCAGTTCCGGAACTAATATGGATGATTTTTCTAGTTTAATGGCAAGTCATACAATCAAACAACTTGATATAAATGGAACTACCGAAAAAACAGTTGTTCTTAATAAGTGTTGGCCATCTGAAGTAGGACCTGTTGAATTTTCTATGGCTGACAATGAAAATTATGTAACATTTACAGTTACTTTAGAATATCAATACTTTACTACTGCTATAGGAGCAGGGTGATAACAAGGGAAAAAAACAATGGCAAATAGTATACAAGACTTTATTTCAAATTTTCAAGGTGGTTTAAGACCAAATAGATTTAGAGTTATCGGTGCCATAGGAGAAGATGGAGATACAACAGATTTTCATATAATATCAGCATCTCTTCCCGCTTCAAAAATTAGTACAATCGAAGTGCCATATAGGGGTAGAATTTATAAAATTCCAGGAAATAGAGAATATAGTGAATGGGAAATAACTATATTGGATGATACTGCTTCAGGAACGGTCTTGTGGAAAGATTTTCATGATTGGAGTGAAAATTTTAATTCTCATGTGGCTAATACTTTAGCCGGTGGGATTGCTCCTGGTTTTGGTGCTGGCAGTAATGCTTCCGCTGATGGAGCAGGCATGAATGATTGGACTGTTGAACAATTAGATCTTAACGGTGTTGCGGTAAAAAAAGTAACATTAATAAATTGTTGGCCATCAAAAGTCGGAGCCGTTTCCCTTTCTATGGATAAAAATGAAGAACTTGTAAGTTTCCCTGTAACAATACAATATCAATATATTGAAATTGATGGTTTAACTGAATAATAATAAAAAGTAAAGGATATACATCATGGCATTAGAAATTTGGGGCTTTACGATAGGCAGAAAACGCGCTGACGGCACTCAGGAAACTTCTCCGCCACAACCACAAGTAGTTCCTCCTGACAAGTATGACGGTGCTCATGTCATCGAAACAGGCGGTGTTCAAGGAACACTGGTTGACTTTTCCGGTGCTGTAAGAGACGAAAATGCACTCATACAGCAATACAGATCAATGTCAATTTATTCTGAAGTGGACAAGGCACTTGATGATATCGTAAATGATGCCATCGTGCCCGGAAGCCAAAAGAGACCTGTAAGAATAAATTTGGACAATGTTCCATTGTCGGAACAAATAAAAACCAAGATTCAAAACGAATTTAACACTATTTTGACTCTGTTGGATTTCAACAACAGAGGATATGATATTTTTAGAAAATGGTATGTGGACAGCAAAATATATTATTATATTCAAATAGACAATGACAATCCTCAAGCAGGGATTCAAGATCTAATTCCCATAGATCCTATAAAGATCAAAAAAGTCCGTAGAATAGAAAAAGAAAGAAAACGCCCAGATCCGAATGTAAATGTCGTTCTTCCGATCATCAAGAAAATGGAAGAATTTTATATCTATACTGATACTGAGAGAGAAGCACTCATACCAACCTCGACGGCTGGAATTAAGTTTTCTACCGATAGTGTTTGTTATGTTCACTCTGGAATAGTCGATTCATCGACAAGAAGAGTGGTTGGTTATCTTCAGAAGGCTATTCGCCCGCTCAACATGCTTCGCCAGATTGAAGATTCTGTTGTCATTTATCGTATTGCAAGAGCCCCAGAACGAAGAGTTTTTTATGTGGATGTCGGTAATTTGCCAAAGCAAAAAGCAGAGCAATATGTTCGTGACATCATGAACAGATATCGCAATAAGATCACATATGATTCATCCACTGGTCAAATCAGGGATGACAGAAATTTCCAATCCATGTTGGAAGACTTCTGGATGCCTCGCCGTGAGGGTGGTAGGGGAACTGAGATCAGTACACTGGATTCAGGTGCAAATCTTGGAGAAATGACGGATGTCGAATACTTCCAGAGAAAACTCTGGCAAGCATTGAATGTGCCCCTTTCCCGCATGTTGCCGGAAACCGGTTTCAATATGGGACGAGCAGCCGAGATCACAAGAGATGAAGTAAAATTCTATAAGTTCATAGATAGACTTAGGAACAGATTTTCTGTTCTGTTTTCATCTCTCTTAAGAACACAACTCATTCTCAAGGGCGTGATCAGTGAGCAGGATTGGGAAGATATCAATCAAAATATCGCTTTCTTGTACAACAGGGACTCTTACTTCGATGAGTTGAAAGAAGCAGAGATTCTGAAAGAAAGAATGGATTTGTTGGCTACGGTCGCTCCGTTTGCAGGAAAATACTTCTCTGAAGAGTACATCAGAAAGAACTTCCTCAAGCAAGACGATCAGGACATCATAAGAATGAATGCCGAAATGGAGCAGGAGTTTGCGATTGAACAGGAAAGAATGATGCAACAGCAAATGATGCAACAACAATTGGCACCGGAAGGACAACCGCAGGGGCAGCAAGGACAAAACAAAAATGAACAAAAGGCTGGCTAAAACAATTCGATTGATCTCTTCCAAGGGGAAGTCGGATTTTGTTTCATCCCTGAAAGAAGAAATCGACAACCGTCTAAATGACAAGGTTGTCGATTTCTATGCCAGAATATGTGAAAGTTTGTATGAAACAAACACCGCTCTAGCTGAAGAAAATTCATCGACCTCTGTAGCCATTATAAATGAAAGCGTAGAAAAACCAATAGTGACCATCATTTCTTCATTACAGGAATCGATCAGGGACGAAAAAACAATCATACACAATTTCATGAATGGAGATACCATCGCCATAACACATGAAGATTCAAGATGTTTAGTCAACTTGCATGATTCTCTGAATAGAATAAATCAAGAAAAGATGAGAAAACTGATGTCTGAAAATTATTCGGAATACAACAAAATCTTACAATTTTCCAAAAAATATACCGAAAGGACTCAAAAATGAGTAGTTTAGATCTAATCAAATTCGCAGCAAACGAAAACCATGTTAAATTTCGTTCAGCATTGAACGAAATGCTTTATGCAAAACTTTCTTATGTGATTAAGGAATCCACAATCGACATGATTTCTGAAGTCTTCAATGTTGAAAGATTGCAGGAATCTTCCGACCTTGTTGATTACATCAATAATGTCATTTCAGAAGCCGAAGAACGACTGGGAACTGAATTCACCGAACAAGAAATCAGCGAAAGCGTTTCTTATATCATCTCTCTTCTAGAAAAGAAAAAGGAAGAAGATGAAGACGAGGAAGATGAAGATAAGAAAAAGAGCAAGAAGAAAAAATCCCACAAGAAAAAATCAAAGAAAAAAGATGATGAGGATGAGGACGAAGACGAGGAAGATGAAGACGAAAAGGACGAGGAAGAGGAAGAAGAGGAAGAAGAGGAAGATAAAGTCAAGAAGAAAAATGGTAAAATTTTTCACTTTGACATAAATTCTCACAACAAGGAAAAAGATAAATGAAACTAATCACAGAAATGAACGAGGACATTTCTTTCGTAGTCGAAGGAAATGAAAATGGAAAAAAGAAGTTTGCCATCGAAGGCGTTTTCATGCAATCCGATACCGTGAACAGAAACGGTAGAGTTTATCCTCGTACCATACTGGAAAACGAGGTAAATCGTTACAGCAAAAAATATGTCAATGAAAACAGAGCTCTTGGTGAATTAAACCATCCATCAGGACCCACTGTGAATCTTGACAAAGTTTCACATCTTATAACCAACCTGAGAATGGAAGGAAAAGATGTCATCGGTAAGGCTAAACTTCTGGAAACTCCATGTGGTCTAATTGCCCAAAATCTATTAGAGGCAGGGGTAAAATTAGGAGTTTCTTCCCGTGGCATGGGAAGTCTCAAGGAAAGCAGGGGTTATAAGGAAGTTCAAAAAGATTTTATGCTTTCAGCCGTGGATTTAGTGGCTGATCCATCCGCTCCAAATGCCTTTGTCAACGGCATAATGGAAGGAGTAGAATGGATTTGGGACAATGGAGTTCTAAAACAAGAAGTTGTCGAGAATTACAGACAAATTGTAAAAAGAGCCCCATCCAAAAAACTACAAGAAACTGCAGTAAATGTGTTTGAAGACTTTATGAGAAAACTCTCAAAAGGTAAAAAATAAAATTACATAAATAAAAAAGACCATCAAAGAGGAACAAAAATGGATAAAATTGCACAACAAGATGTTATGGATGCCTCCGGTAGAGGAGACTCAGATTACTCAGGAAGAGGTTCAATGTTCATCAAACCAGTCGCTCAACCCGGGGTTGCTGGAATGAACATGGCTTCACTTGCACCAATGTCTCGCATGGGTCAACCAGCCGCCGCTGTTGGCCAAAATGCTCCACCTCCACAAGAGGGGGAAGAAGAAGGCGAAGAAGAATTCAAGAAGAAGAGAGCTGCTGCAGCTTATGCAACAGAAACTTTTGATTTTGATTCACTCTTCGATGGTGAAAGCCTCACCGAAGAATTCAAAGAAAAAGTAAGAGTTGTTTTTGAAGCAGCTGTCAATGAAAGAGTCAACAATATCGCTAACACTCTTGCTGAACAGGCAAGTGAAGCAGTTGAACAACAAGTTCAACAGATATCAGAAGGTCTTTCACAAAAACTAGATGATTATCTCAACTATGTCATTGAAGAATGGATGACCGAAAACAAACTCGCACTTGAAGAGGGCATTCGCATGGATATTGCTGAATCCTTCCTCAGTGGACTCAAGGAACTCTTTGAATCTCACTATGTCAGCGTCCCTGAAGGAAAGATTGACATTCTTGAAAGCGTCAATGACAATAATGAAACACTCGAAAAAGAACTGAACGAAAGAGTCAATGAAAATATTGCTCTTCGCAAAGCTCTTCTCGATCATCAATGCGGCATTGTTTTCCTTGAGGCAGCAAACGGTCTGACCGATGTTCAGATTGAAAAACTCGCTTCACTTTCACAAGGTCTGCAATATGAGAATGTTGCACAATATGCAGAAAAACTAAACATTCTCAAGGAAAGTTATTTCCGTCCAGCAGCACCGATGATGAGAGAAGCAGCTGAACTATTAGAAGAAACCACAGATAAACGAATCGTTAACACAAATGACACAATGGGGATCTATGCATCCGCCATCGCTCGTCAAGCTAAGAAACAAGTCTAATTAAATAACAAAGGAGAAAAAATGGACTTTTCATCAGAAACTACAGCTTATGATAATCTAGTTGAAAAGTGGGAGCCAGTGCTCAGTCACGATGCTCTTCCACGCATCAACGATTACGATAGAAAGAGAACCACCGCAGTCCTTCTTGAAAATCAAGAAAAGGCAATGCGTGAACAGTACCTCGCAGAATACGGCAACGAAATGGGTGGAGCATTCATGAACCCCCAAGTCGGCACCCCGAACACCGCTCTCGCTGGTTACAGCCCCGTGCTCATCAGCCTCGTTCGTCGTGCAATGCCTAACCTACTTGCTTACGATATCGCTGGCGTGCAGCCAATGACTGCTCCCACCGGTCTTATCTTTGCAATGCGTTCACGCTACGGCACCCAAGACCAATTCAAGGCAACCAACGAAGGTGGTTCACCAAACGATATCCAAAATCGTCAAAAGAACGAAGCACTCTTCCAGTCTGCATATTCACCGTTCTCAGGTCGTGGTGGTACATTTGGCGACACTACCAAGGGTGGAACCTTTGGTGCAGCAGTGTTTGAGAAAGATAACCTCAGCATCAACGCTGTTCGTGATCTACCTTGGGATGAAGGTGGATTCGGTATCGGTAAATCAGGAACCAACAACTGGGAAGCTTTCCGTGGTATGTTGACTTCTGAAGCCGAACAACTCGGCGGATCAGGAAAGCCAGCTTTCCAAGAAATGTCAATCACCATCGAAAGACTTGCAGTCGAAGCTCGTAGCCGTGCTTTGAAGGCAGAATACACAACTGAGCTCGCTCAGGACCTCAAGGCTGTTCACGGTCTCGATGCCGAAACCGAACTTGCTAACATTCTTTCACAAGAAATTCTCCACGAAATCAATCGTGAAGTTCTCTACACCATCTACCGTGTAGCAAAGCAAGGTGGCAACCAAGGCGACCTCAAGACCTCCGGTACTTACGATCTCGTCTTCGACTCAGACGGTCGTTGGTCAGCCGAACGCTTCCGTGGCCTCATGTTCCAACTCGAAAGAGAAGCAAATGTGATCGCCAAGGAAACTCGTCGCGGTAAGGGTAACTTCGTTGTTTGCTCAAGCGATGTTGCTTCAGCCCTCGCAATGGGTGGCTACCTCAACATCAGCCCGGCACTCAATGTGAACCTCGAAGTCGATGACACCGGCAATATCTTTGCTGGCGTTCTCAACAACAAGTTCCGCGTCTTCATCGATCCCTATGCACCAACCGGCGTTAACTTCGCTCTCGTTGGCTACAAGGGTCAAGTGGCTTACGATGCAGGTATCTTCTACTGCCCGTATGTTCCTCTACAGATGTTCCGCTCAGTCGGTCAAGACACCTTCCAACCGAAGATTGGCTTCAAGACCCGCTACGGCATGGTCTCCAATCCGTTTGCTGAAGATACCGCAACCACCAGTGTTGGTACTACTGCCAAGGGCAACCAATACTACCGTCTCTTGAAGATTGATAATCTTCACGGTATGGGTATCACTGGTGGTCTCCAGATCTCATGATAAGTGAGTAATCGATGACTAAGAAGGGGGGCAGAAATGCCCCCCTTTTTCATTGGTCATACATACTTACATGTCTAGTTGTAACTCGAATACAATTCTAACTGGTCCAGAAAATACCAATTATCTGGCTACCAATTACTTCAAATTTTTATTGAAAAGAATTCCAAATTTTGAGTTTTTTGTGCAATCTGCAAATTTGCCGATGATGAGCACAAGAGCAATAAATCAACCGACAACTCTCGGAACATTTCCCAAGATACCAGCTACAAACTTTTACTTTGATGATTTGATGGTGAATTTCATGGTCAACAACGACATGAAAAACTGGATAGAAATTTATGACTGGATGAAAGGTATAGGAAATTTAAAGACAGATTATAATAATTTACCTTATGATCCAGCAGATCCTAATGGCGTATTTTCCACCGCTACCCTTATTGTGACAAATAGCCAATACGCCCCACTCATGCAAGCGGTATTTTACTATGTTTTTCCTCGTTCTTTGGGTGGTATCAATTTTACATCTCAAAACACCAGCACTGATCCCGTGTCCTGTACAGTGAATTTTTCTTATTCTTATTATGAAGTGTTCCCCATAGGAGGGGAAGGCTACACCAACTGATTGGAGTATATCATGGAATTGGATTTCAAGACGATCGAGGCTGACCTTAAGCTCGATGAGACTCGCTTGGATGAGGAGTCGCTTCGTACACCGCAGTTACACAACAAGTACCTGATGCTACTGCTTCGTCTGAAGAACCGCAAGGACAGGCTTGAGCGTGATCTAAAGGCATTGCAAAAGGACAAATGGCTCTACTATACCGGTAAGATGTCTGAAGAGGAACACAAACGACTCGGATGGGAGCCATTTGAATTGAATGTGTTAAGAACTGATGTGGATCGCATTATGGATGCCGACAGAGACATTCTGGAGATAGAGGGTAAATATAGAGAACTTTGCCATGTCGTAAACTATATTGAGGATGTTGTGAAAGTCATATCTAACCGTCAATGGTCCATTCGTGCAGCAATAGACTGGCAAAAGTTCACAAACGGTCAATAAATACTAATATGGAACATGTGAGTATAGAGGCGGTAGATTCCGTCTTCATTCGTATCAATGCCGAAAAATCGGTCATCAAGGAGATGAGCCAATTTTTTAGTTTTGAAGTGCCTAACCATAAATATATGCCCGCCTACAAAAATAGGGTGTGGAATGGTAGGATAAATCTTCTCAATACTCATAAAAATGTAATTTATCGTGGTCTTCTTGATTATGTAATAAAATTTTGCAAAGATCGAAACTATTCATGCTCCCTGTTCGAAGAGTCGGAAACAATCCCACAAAGAGACCACATATGCAAGTTTTTAGAAGAATTCGTGCAGCCACATATAAGAGACGAAAAAGCAAACATCCACGACTACCAAATGGATGCTATTTTTCACGGCATAAAAAGAAAAAGATGTCTGTTGCTCTCTCCGACTGGCTCGGGGAAAAGCATGATAATATATTGTTTAATGAGATATTATTTGGAGACATTGCCAAAAGACAAGAAAATCTTGATCATTGTTCCGACGACTGGATTGGTCCAGCAAATGATTTCAGACTTCGCAGAATACTCGAAGAATACCAAATGGAAAGCAGACAGGAATTGTCACGGCATTCATGCAGGCAAGAGCAAACAAACCGCAAAAAGAGTGGTGATATCTACTTGGCAAAGCATCTTTCGAGAACACAAAGACTGGTTCGATCAGTTCTCCGCCGTCTTTGGAGACGAATGTCATCAATATCGAAGCCAGTCATTGGTCGCATTGATGACGAAATTAAAAGATTGTCCCTATAGGATAGGAACCACCGGAACGCTAGATAGCGTTTATGTTCATAAATTAATTATCGAAGGGCTCTTCGGTCCAGTCTATAAGGTAACTAGCACCAAAGATCTCATCGATAAAAACATCTTGTCTGAACTTAAGGTCGAGTGTCTTTCGATCAACCATTCCGACACAGATCGTGCTGCCCTCAAGAGGCGAACCTACCAGGAAGAAATTGAATGGATTGTCACGGACGAGAGAAGAAACAAGTTCATCGTGCAACTTGCCGAGAAACTGAAGGGGAATACACTCATTCTGTTCAATTATGTCGAAAAACAAGGCAAACCCCTTTTCAAGATGCTCGAAGGATCAAGTAAGAATATTTATTTCATTTACGGAAAGACAGAAACGGAGATGCGCGAGCAAATTCGAAAAATTGTTGACAAAGATGATAATTCCATAATGGTTGCGAGTTATGGCACGACAAGCACAGGCATTAATATTCGAAACATTCACAACATTATCTTTGCCTCCCCATCCAAATCTGTTATTCGAGTTCTTCAATCTATAGGTAGAGGACTTCGAAAAAGCGAAACAAAACAAAATGTTGTGATTTATGATATTTCAGATGATCTTCGTTACAAAAAATATGACAACCATACTTATCGTCATCTGCAGGAAAGGCTTCGGATATATAATAAAGAACGATTCGTGCATAATTTAATATCAATAAATCTCCGGAAGGATGAGAATGGAAAAGAAAATAAATTACAAAATAATGAAACTTAGAAGTGGTGAAGAAATAATAGCACGAATCACCAATTCGACAAAGGAAAAATTGACTGTTGAGAGGCCAATGTGCTTCAGGTCAATACTCACACAGGATTTATATGGAACTCCAAAAGAAATTTTAATCATGAAAAATTGGATACCATTAAGTGTCGAAAACAAGATTGATATTCCCCAAGATCACATTGTCTCTTTTTTAAATCCTAATTTGGATGCAATATCATTATATGAACTTGAAAAAGAAAAAGAAGACACAAAACAAAAAACATCACAATTAAAAAAAGAAATAACCGAAGATGAAGAATTCAAGCAAATGATGAAATATCTTTCAAATAATACTCAAAAACTTGATGATATGATGAAAGAAATTGAATCTCAGGATAAAGAAGAAAAAAAGAATAAAAAACCAGATAACGATGACATGATATTTATGAACATGATGTTCCCCCCAGAAATGTTGGTTGATCTCATAGAATCTGAAATAATAGATCCAGAAATTTTTGGCGAGATGTACAAGGACATAAAAAAACACAGCAGAAGAAAAAAACCACTTCCTCCTAATGCAAAAAAACAACCAAAAAAAGGCCAGTCTGAAGGAAATTCTGCAAAATTTACAGGCGATCAAAAAGACCACAAAGATTATGGAAATCGCTGGACAGATTGGAATCCTGATTTATCTTCCGAGGAGTATCAGTGAGCCATGAAATCTTTTCGTGACTACATTTCGGAGGATATATTTTTAAGATCAGCCAAAAAAAGAACTGATGTAAGTCCCGGTCAAAATTTTTCTCCTTTTTATGCCAAATATCACACAATTTTAGATTCAGACAGATTACAAAAACATTATGATCAAATAAAATCTTTTCGTCACAGGGGAATGCAATTTAAATTGCTTTCTACTAGAGATGAGGATCTAAAGGAAAGAATGTTTATTATTGCTCATGTCGGAGAAGATAATAAATTAAGAGACATTGGCAGGGTTGGCGTTTTGGTGGGAAATAAAAAAGAACTCATAAATGATAGAGTTCAGACTCAGCTTGGAAGAAAACCAGAAGCTATAAGCCTGGAACCAGAGCTTCATGAAGATTTTACAGGTAAGGGATTGATGTCCAGAGTCTATAAAATGATTGCAAAACACCACAAAGTTGATATTATATCAGACTTAGACCAGACCAAAGGGTCCAAAAAAATTTGGGATGAATTGGCTAAGACAGGCAGAGTAAGAGGTGTTCACACCAGAGGTGAAAGAGAACCTTTCTCTTATGATCCAAAAAATGAAGATCATGTCAACACAATCTATACTGATTTCAACCCAAGAGACAAGGAAATGCCGACCAGCAGAGGAAACAGTTATCTACTTCATTATACTCACTGATCTCAAAAGAACACTTAACCCAATGGTGCTTGAATCAGGACAAGGTAATTATAAAAGACCTCAAAAAACTTGTCAAGAACAAAGTTGAAGAAAAAACAAGATAGTCCTCTTGCTTTTATTCATTGTTTGTGATATAATGGTGACATGCCAAAGAAAACAAACCATTACATAGACAACAAAGAATTCTTCAAACAAATGGTGGCGTGGAAGAAGACAGTTGATGCCGCAGAAGATAGCGGCGATCCACGACCACCTGTGACTAATTATATTGGAACTTGTATACTCAATATAGCAGAGCATCTTTCTCAAAAACCCAACTTTGCAAATTATCCCTACAGGGAAGAGATGGTGGGAGATGGAATAGAAAACTGCTTGATGTATGCTCACAACTTCAATCCAAGAAAATCAAAGAATCCATTTTCTTATTTCACGCAAATCATATACTTTGCCTTTTTAAGACGAATAGAAAAAGAAAAGAAGCAGGCATATGTGAAATTGAAAGCCACAGAGATGATGGATGATGGAACAATGCATCGTTGGTTTCGGGAAAATTATCTTGAAAATGACAGAAAAGATTCCGAAAATCCTCTTCTGGATGTGTTCCAATTGAACGAATTGGACATGAAGAGATTGTCGGGTGAAAAGAAAAAGAAGAAAAAGAAGAAAAAAAAATGAAACTTGGGATCATAACCGACACCCACATAGGAATAAGAAACGACTCCCCGATATTTTTTGAGAATTCAATCTCTTTTTTCAGGGATGTGTTTTTTCCATATTGCAAACAACATGACATCACCAAGGTTCTGCATCTTGGTGATTTTTTTGATCGCCGTAAGTACATAAACATCAACATACTTTCTGAAACTCGTAAAAAGATCCTTGCTCCAATGAAAGAGCAGGGGATTTACATGGATCTCATTCTTGGGAACCATGATTGTTATTTTAAGAACACAAATGCGGTGAATGCTCCCCGGGAAATGTTCGCATGTTTTGATAACATCAATGTCATCGAAAAACCGGTGATCAATGATTACGATGGGTATTGTATCGGAATGATGCCTTGGATCACCAAGGAAAATGTGGAAGAATCCAAGAAGTTCATCAAGGAAGCAGCATGCAGAACCCTTGCCGGTCACTTTGAAATAGATGGAAGAGAAGTCCTTCGAGGCATTCGCCATGAGGGAGGTATGCCTTCTACCTTGTTCAAGAAATACGACATGGTAATGTCTGGGCATTTCCACATTCGAAGTTACGAAGATAACATCTCTTATTTTGGGACCCCATACCAATTGTACATGAGTGATCTAAACGAACAAAAGGGATTTCATGTGTTGGATACAGCAAGCGGCGAAATAGAATTCGTGGAAAATCCCAGACAAATGTTCAGGCAATATGTGTACGATGACAGCGGAAAAAATAAAGACACGATTCTCTCCGCCGATTATTCTGAGGCAAAGAATTGTTATGTAAAGATATTCGTAAAACAGAAAAAACATTCATCCGTTCTTGAACAGATGATGGAAAAATTGTATAATAGCGGTGCGTACAACATAACCATTGCTGAAGATGCATATGAAGACGAACAAGTTGCAACAGAGGTTGACTTGTCACAAGATACATTCAGTCTCATTAGCACTGAAATTGATGGAATGGAATTGACTCAGGACAAGATAAAATTGAAGTCTTTGATAAAAGACATATTCATCGAAAGCCAGCACAGATGATATTATTCAAAAAAGTCCGTTTTAAAAACTTTGGATCTTTTGGTAACACATTTACAGAAATTCAACTAGACAATAAAAACACAACTTTAGTTTGTGGGACAAACGGAAACGGCAAGTCTTTTGCCCTACTGGACAGCATTACTTTTGCCTTGTTCGGAAAACCATTCCGCAATATTAACATTCCACAGTTGACAAATACTGTGAATAAAAAAGACTGTCTTGTTGAACTTGAACTTGAAGTGAACAAGATTCCTTATCTTATTCGCAGGGGATTAGTTCCAAAAATATTTGAAATATACGAAAATGGAACACTGATCAATCAATCATCCAAGACCAAGGATTATCAGGAACATCTGGAGAATAATATTCTTCACATGACTTATAAATCATTCACCCAAGTGGTGATTCTGGGTAAAGCGTCTTTTATTCCATTTATGCAATTGACCGCTGCCGACAGGCGTGCTGTCATTGAGAATATTCTGGATATCGGTGTGTTCTCCGAGATGAATGTGGTACTGAAGGAAAAGATCTCTCAGATGAAGACTCGTCATCAGACTCTGGAGAGCAAGATTGAAGTCCTCAAGGAAAAGGAAAGACTGCTTGTCAATTATATAAACAACATCAAAAAGAAGAATGAAGAGGATATGCAGGGAGTCGAAGACAGGATCAAGGAGGTTCATGTCCTTCTCAGAGGTGTATATGACGACAGGGAAAAACTTAAGAAAGAACTGGACGATCTGAAAACCCAATCCAAAGACACTGGGATAATACAAAAATCACTGAATAAATTGCATGGGATTGAAGGACAAATTTCCGAGAATGTCACGCGATTGTCAGACCAGATCAGATTTTTTAACGACACGCAAGTGTGCAATGTTTGTTCTCAGGACATCTCTGACAAAACAAAACATACTTGCATTTCAAATAACACCAAAAAAATCGAAGAACTCAAGGAAGGTATGGAAAAGCTGAAAGAGAACATTCAGAACCATACCAATGATCTTGAGGCAGCAAAAGAAATTGAAAACAAAATTCGATCCATTGAATTGAAGATTGCGACTCTGGATTCTAGATATGATGGAATTCGAAAGGAACAAGATGAGCTGTACAAAAAAGTCAATGACCCACTGAAGGATGACTCTGAGGAAGAGAGGCAGAATTTGGAGAAGGTTATTGCTGAAAAGACGAAACTTACAAACGAAATTAAACGAATTATCGATGACGGACAATATTATGAAGTTATCGGAGGGTTGCTCAAGGATTCAGGAATAAAGGCAAAGATAATCAAACATTACTTGCCGATCATCAACAAACTGATCAATAAGTACCTGTCGGCGATGGATTTCTTTGTTAAATTCAATCTGGACGAGGAATTCAAGGAATCAATCAAAAGCCGACATCGAGATGATTTTTCATATGAAAGTTTCAGTGAGGGAGAAAAGATGAGAATAGATCTCAGTCTACTTCTTTGCTGGAGGGAAATTGCCCGTATGAAGAATAGCGTTTCTTGTAATCTTTTGATTTTGGATGAGGTATTTGATTCTTCTCTCGATGCAGGGGGAACTGAAGAATTCATGAAACTCCTGAAAGCAATGGGGACAAATTCCAATATATTTGTCATCAGTCACAAAACAGACCAATTAATCGATAAATTTACTAACATTTTAACATTTGAAAAGAAAAATAATTTCAGTAAAATGGTTGTAAACTGATCAAATAAATACTGAATATGGCTATTTCGGATATAAACTTTCTAGGCAAATGGAGAGCCTACGATGTCAATGGTGTACAGATCACCTATAATCCAGGTGATCTTGTAATCTATACATCTTCGCCCGGAACAGAATCAACATATCTTGCAGTTCAAAGAACGGATAGAACCCCATTGTCAGGTGTGAATGGTGGTTGGGTTGGGTTTGGCTCAGCAGGAACAACAACAATAATTGGAGCGTCGGGTGGTACTGGTGGAAGAATCAAATTAACATATTCTCCCTCATCATCACCTCCAGTTTCCCCGGAAGTTGCAGATCAATGGTTCAATAGCACAACCGGAAGATTTTACATTTATGTTGCAGATGAAAATTCATCACAATGGATTGAAATTGCATCTATAGGACCAAGGGGAGAAACTGGAGATATAGGACCAACAGGTCCTGCGGGACCAACAGGCAATACCGGTGATCGCGGAATCACTGGAAATCCAAACACAATATTTTATCAAAGTAGTCCTCCTAGTGGGATGACCGCCGGAGACCAATGGTTTCATAGCGGAACTGGTAGGTATTATTTCTATTTGATTGACGAGAATTCTGGTCAATGGGTGGAAATGGGTTCGATAAATTATGACACTAGAGGAATTTGTGGTTCTGGTGGAAGCGGAGGTGTTGGACCCACGGGACCTACAGGACCTACTGGAGATCCGGGCATACAGGGAAATACAGGATCAACAGGTAGTGGTGTAACAGGATTTACCGTATCGGGAGATAACCTTTATTTCTGGTACATGGATGCTCTTGGTCAAACATTCGGTGAACTTCAAAATGCTGGATTAGTCAAAGGACCACAAGGAAATCCTGGCATACAAGGAAACACAGGTCCAACTGGACCTACAGGAAATACAGGGGCAACTGGAACCGGCTATCAAAATGCAACAATAAGAGACAATAAACTTTATATTGAAGTTGTATACTCGAATGGAACAACAGCGGAAACAGAAGTAGGGTATATCGGACCAACAGGTCCTTTGTTTATATTTGATACGGATTTGACCGCTGCATTCGGTGAGGGTAAATTTTTTGGTAAATATGAAAATGGAGATACAATTCCTGCCGCCGGTAAGAGTGCCGTAGAAGTAATAAAGATGGCATTATTCGATGTATTACCAGTTACGGTGGATGTATCCTCATCCACCACAATTGCATTCAATCAAACTGCAATTGCAAATGTATTGGGATTAACATATACAATTAATACTTTTGGTGCCACTGTAGCCGGAGTTACATTGGAATGGAAACGAACAAGTGAATCCTTGTGGACGGGATTGACAAATAATGCATCAATAAGAGGATTCACCCATAATACAATTGATGGTTTATATTCAACAGATGGGTTTCAATATCGTTATTATGTGGTTGATTCATTAGGAGGAACAGGTTCAGACACAGTTACAATAACTCCGGCTGCTTATATTGCACCTACAGCAATAATAACACAAACAGCAACTATTACATCTCCACAATCAGTTACAAGAAGAGAAAAAGGCAATACTCTAACAAATATATCAGCAACGATCACAAGAAATAGTCCAAATGTAAATCTTACTGGATTTACATTTGAATTCAGTACAAACAACTCGACTTATATTTCGACCGGAATCACGGGAATTACGAGTGGAACTACAGGATCATGGAGTACCGGTGTTACTGCACATGCAGCTAGTGGAGCGACAGCAAGTATCAGATATAGAATAAGAGTAAGAGATGATTATCAAGATTCTCTGGGTAGTTCAGTAATCGGCGGAACAGCCTCTTTGATCAATCTCTATAATATAATATTCTATGGTGCTACCGGAACAGTTCCGTCTACAGGATCAAGTATAAGAGGGCTTGAAGGAAAAACATTCACAGACAGTTCTTTAACTTTTAATTTGAATACCGGTATAACACATATACACTTTGTGTTTGCTACACCAGACCCATCTACAATATCTCAAGTATTGGATCTAGAAACTGCTAGCTCGAATATAACAGCACAATATATTTTATCGACAGGAGTAACTTTAATTCCAAATTATATCGGAACAGATACAGAATATAATGTATATGTAATGTCAAACTCTGTACCATACGGCGAAAATCACAGACATCAAATAACCAGAACATAATATGCCATTAGAAAACGGATTTCAATTACCTTTCGGTATACAGCCAGTCAACCCAAAACCAGTTGATACTTGGTCGGGTCCTTTCACCGGCGCATCTGAAAGTGAAGCAAAATCATTAGCAAATGCTTCAATTCCACTCGGTGTAAGATTTAATTCAATGGAAGTTCGTCTTATCATTAACGGGCTTCCTAAAAAATTCTGGTATTATGGTGGAACAGGTGATTCTGATCTTAGCGAGATTGTAACATCTGCATCAGGTGTAACAGGATTTACAGGTCCAACAGGACCGACCGGAGATCCTGGAATTCAAGGAAACACTGGAAATACTGGCAACACAGGAGCAACAGGACCGACAGGAAATTACCTAAGTCCTAATGTAAATGCATCAGGCAATTTAATATTTACCACTTTATATTGGGACGGGGTTGAAGTTCCTGGAGCAACAAAAATAAACGCCGGTTATGTTATAGGTCGTACCGGGTCTACAGGAAACACAGGAACAACAGGAAACACCGGAGCAACAGGAACTGGTGTAACAGGATTTGCCGTGTCAGGAGACAATCTTTATTTCTGGTATACTAATTCTACCGGACAGACATTCGGGGCTCTTCAGAATGCTGGATATATTAGAGGTGCTACAGGAAACACCGGAAATACAGGAAATACCGGATCTACGGGAAACGGTGTAACTGGATTTTTTGTAAATAGGGACACTTTAGTTTATTGGTACATGAATGCTTTTGGACAAACCATAGGTTCTCTTCAAACAGCAGGCTTTGTTTTAGGAAATACCGGAGCAACAGGAGATCCGGGTTCAAAGGGAGATCAGGGTGAACCAGGTATACAAGGCAATACTGGACCGACTGGACCTACGGGGAGCGGTGTAACAGGATTTACAGTTTCTGGTGATAACCTTTACTTTTGGTACATGAATTCCTCTGGATTGACTTTTGGCGCATTTCAAAATGCAGGATATGTGAGAGGTCCAAAAGGAGATACAGGAACAAGTATTGGATCAGGATTTACATTTACGGGAATAACACCACCAAATGCAAATATAGGTGACAGGTGGTTTGATTCTGTTAGTGGCAGAGAGTTTACTTATATCTTTGATGGAGATTTTTATTTCTGGGTTGAGATGTCTTGACTTATTAATTGTTTCTGATACAATGTGACTAGGTGATATATGACAAAAAATATTAAAGATGATTGGAATGATGATCGAGATCGTAAGCGAAGTCAAAAGTCCGTAAATAGAAAGAAAAACAAGGGACAAAGACATCACATTCGTGATATAATGAATGATCTCAAAAATGAAAATGATCCGGAAGCGTATCTGGATTATGCAGATGAAATGGAGAATTATTAATTATGACTAAAACCGGCATCACAATCAGCAAAACTACTCTTGGAATTCTCAAGAATTTTTCAAGTATTAATTCAAACCTTCTTGTGCGTCCCGGCAACAAGATCTCGACTATTACTCCGGGAAAGAACATGATGGCAGAAGCCATCGTAGAAGAAACTTTTGATGTCGAATTTGGTATCTGGGATCTGAACAAGTTACTTGGAGTTCTTTCACTTTTCAGCGATCCTGTTCTGGAATTCTATGAGAAGTATGTTGAGATTCAAGGACCAGAATCAAAGGTTAAGTTCTTCTACTCTGAACCGAAGCTCCTGACTGTCCCTACCAAGACTGTGAAGATGCCGGAAACTGTTTCTGTGTTCACGGTGTATCAAGATACCTTCACCCAAATGATGAAGGCTTCTTCAGTCCTTCAACTTCCACAGATCACTTTTATCAGTGCAGAAAACGGTCTTTCTGCCAAGTTGCACGACGAGGAAGATGCAACCTCAAACAACTACACGGTGAATCTGGCTGATGCTGATGCTGAATTTGAAGTGACCTTTGATATGGAACATCTTCGTCTTCTCCCGGGAGATTATGAAGTTACCGTTTCTCAAGGACCTGTCGTGCAGTTCAAGAACCTTTCTGTTGATCTTACTTACTGGATCGCAGTCAAGAGCTAATCATGAATCAAATCAATCTCTTCGTAGAAAAATATCGTCCCAAGACGGTTGAGGAGTGCATTCTCCCGGAAAGCATCAAAAAGACTTTCCGGGAGATTGTCAAATCCGGTGAACCACAAAATCTTCTGCTTGCTGGTAAAGCGGGAACAGGAAAGACCAGTGTTGCCAAGGCTCTGTGCTCAGACCTTGATTGTGATTACATCATGATCAATTGTTCTGAAGATGGTAACATTGACACCCTTCGAAACAAGATTCGTACCTTCGCAAGTACAGTGTCTCTAAATGAGCGACCGAAGGTTGTCATTCTGGACGAGTTTGATTATAGTAATGCATCAAGCATCCAGCCCGCTCTTCGCGGGGCAATTGAGGAATTCGCAAAGAACTGTCGTTTCATCCTAACCTGCAACTACAAGAACCGAATCATCGAACCGATTCATTCTCGCTGCACTGTCATCGAATTTTGCATTCCTGCCAAGGACAAGCCTAAAATGGCTAAGGAGTTCATGGCTAGGTGTGAAAATATTCTGAAGACAGAAAAGGTCGAATATGACCCAAAGGTGCTTTCGGAATTGATCATCAAGTTCTTCCCGGATTTCCGCCGGGTACTGAATGAACTTCAGAGGTATTCAGTTTCCGGAAAGATCGATGTCGGGATCTTGGCAGATACCAAGAATCAAAAAATCACCGATCTCATGGGGTTCATGAAGTCCAAGGATTTCTCTTCTGCTCGCAAGTGGGTGGCTGGCAACATGGATAATTCTCAGATTGACCTGTTCAGGGCGATCTATGACGGACTTTATGAAAACCTGAGTCCTTCATCCATCCCACAGGCAATTCTTATTCTTGCTGAGTATCAATACAAGGCTGCATTTGTTGCCGATCAAGAAATCAATACTGCGGCATGTGTGGTGGAACTTATGATGTCCTGTGAGTTTAAGTAATGGAACTAAAAGATTACCTTGACAGCCTGAATTTTCAGAAAAACCATGTCATGTCCGATAGCCGAGATGAGAAGGATTATTACCCTTTCATGGTGAATCGCTGCATGTCATATTTCCCGGATAGCATTCTGCAAGCCAACCAGATGAATGCGGTTTGGCATACTCCCAAGAGAATGCAATATGATTACTTTTTCCATGGTCTCCGACCCCGCAAGAGGTTTAGCAAATGGCAAAAGATTCAGCATCCAAGGGAACTTGAGGTCATAAAGCAATATTTTGGGTATTCGACCCAAAAAGCTTTGGATATTTTACCTCTCTTAACAGAAGAAGACATGAAAATCATTTATAAAGCCTTAAATAAAGGCGGTTAAAGCAGAATTTTAATACATAATCCATGTATAATGAATAAAGGTTGTTTTACATGGAAGAGAATATATTTCAAGATTATGGAGTGGAAATACGGCTAAAAGATGCTGAAGATTTCCTTAAGATAAAAGAAACTCTCACAAGAATGGGAGTTTCCTCAAAAACCCAAAATAAACTATATCAATCGTGTCATATCCTTCATAAAAGAGGAAGATATGCAATCCTACATTTCAAGGAACTTCTTGCCCTCGATGGGCTAGAAACCGACACCGACGAGACCGACATTGGCAGGAGAAATGCCATCGTCGGTCTTCTCGCTGAATGGGGATTGCTGGATATCGTTGACAAAGATAAAGCATCAGATCCTGTTGTGAGTCTGAAGCAATTGAAGATCATTCCTCACAAAGAAAAACATGACTGGGAATTGATTCCGAAGTATCATATCGGCAAGAAGAAGCATACATAAAGTACGCTTGTACATCTGGAGTATATTATGAAAAAGACTGTGGCTTTGTCTATGATCGTAAAGAATGAAACCCATATCATTCTTGAATGTTTGAAATCAATTTACAAGTACATAGATTACTGGGTTATCGTAGACACAGGTTCTACCGATGGAACCCAGGATATGATCAAAAACTTTTTTGCTGAAAAAGGAATACCCGGAGAGCTCCATGAGAGACCATGGGTAAACTTTGGTCATAATAGATCAGAGGCATTGTCTTTATGCGATGGCAAAGCCGATTATTGCTGGATGATCGATGCCGATGATTATGTTGAAGGAAACTTTAAATATCCAGAACCCATGGAAGCAGATGGTTACGCAGTTCGCATGGGTCGCCCTGAATTTTCTTGGTGGAGAACCCAAATCTATAAGACAGGGATGGGATGGAAATATGAAGGAATTCTTCATGAATATGCAACATGTCCGACTCCAGGAACAAAAATAGCAAAACTTGAAGGAAGTTATTTTGTTGTTGCTAGAACAATGGGGGCAAGAAATGTGGGCATCACCCCGACAGAAAAATATGCAAAAGACGCTATTCTTCTTGAAGAAGCACTAAAGAATGAACCAAACAACAGTAGATATCAATTCTATCTTGGACAATCATATTTTGACTCACAGCAATGGGAAAAAGCTATAGAAGCTTACACCAAAAGAGCTCAAATGGGCGGATGGGGAGAAGAAGTTTTTTATTCTCTTTTCAGAGTTGCAGTATCAAAAGCTATGTTGAACAGACAATGGGAAGAAATTCAACAGGCATTCTTGGAGTGTTACAACTCCAGACCAATTCGTGCAGAACCCTTATACCACATTGCCAGAATCTATAGAATGAACAATAAGCCGGGATTAGCCTATCTTTTTGCTAAAATGGCATCGGATATTCCATACCCGGTAAATGATATTTTGTTTATTATGGATGAAATTTATACATTCGGATGTCTTGATGAGTTGGGAGCATCTGCTTTCTATGCAGGATTCCCATATGAAGGCGCAAAGGCTGTTGAAAAACTTATCAAGGAAAATCGCGTTCCTCCACAACACATTGAAAGAGTCAAGAAAAACCTAGTTGGGTATCAGGAAGTGATAACAAATATAGAAAAACAAAAAGCAGAATTCATGAAGCAACAACAAATTCAAAAAATTGAACAAAAAGTTGAAAACAGAAAGAATAAACGCTTCAAAGAGAAGAAGCAGAAAAGCAGATAAATATTCCTATTGGGGGAATATAAATGGCTGCTTACTACGATATTACGACTAATAAAGGTTCTGGATTTTATCATCATTTCAAAATAACTGATGAAAATAACAATCCGATAAATTTATCTGCATCGGATGTTAAACTGTCTGTAAAAAAATCTCCTTTAGGAAATGATGTTGTGCTTGATTTTAGCACATCTGGAATTACCGTATATTATCAAGGATCTACAGGGCAAACATTTTCTCAATTTTCAGCCACAGGTGGTATAGATGTAAATACTTCATATTTGGGGATTTCTGGGGATACCGGAGGAATATATGTTTATGCTCCGGCTAATATAATGGAAAAGGTAGAGATTGGAAATTGGACATATTCATTGGCTGTTCAATTCGGAATAACACAATTTAATGCATATAATGTCGATTTTAATACAAATGTAGCGGTTTATGGAGAGGCAAAAGCATCATCTTTATTAAAATCCGTAAATAACGGAGAAGACAGTTTGGATGTTGTTTTAATTGGAGACAGCAACACCGGATTTGGTCAATACGGATGGCATGAAGGTATCATTAAAGCATGTGTTGAAACTCAAGGGATGACCGTATATGCAACACCATTAGCACCTTTTGTCGGACCATTATTAAATAGTTCCGGTGAAATAGGATATAGAACAGCTTATTCATCTATACCTATCAGAAATAGCGGAGATCCTGTCGCCCCGGGGTCTGCATATAGTTTCGGTCAATCCAGTGGTCAAACATTTGGTTTAATGTATGATGGTTTTTTGAGGGGAAATACAGATTCTAATTCCGCAACTCTTAGACAAAAGTTCAATGTAGGAATTTGCTCTGGTGACACAGCTGATAGCTATGATTACATCAGCAACAACGCATTTTGGGGGTTTGCTTTTTCAGACAGTACAGGATCTTTGAATAATTTTTATTATAGTCATGTTCATGGCGGAATTGGCATAAAAGAAAATCATCCTTTTAGAGGATTGACATTCACATACAGAGTTGTTCATAGTCGCGGAATAAACGGTGGAAAAATGACAATGAATATTCGTAGAGACGAGCCACCGTATATTGATATAGCTTCTCCATTGACTATTGATACCAACAATGGCGAATCATGGGACTGGTATGTTAGCGAATTATCAAATTCAAACAGTGGAAATACTGGAGAATTGAGATGTTCATCATTGGGACTCAGTAACGAAGAACGAGGAGTGACAGGAAATGTTGGACTCTTATTTCATTCTGTTTACAGAAAAACAAAAGGAATAGCATTTAATAATTTGATGTATATGGGTGGAAGAACATGCAAAAGACTAGCAAATACTTTAAATGCGACCCCAATAGACACATTGGCTACTTATTTGAAAGAATTAAAAAATCGCCAAATCACAGCAGGTGGATCGGGAAAAATTCTTTTCCTTGTTCAATGCGGAACAAACGATATTGTGGAACCTGAAACAACCACCGAGAATTTTTTGACAAATATGAGATCAATCATCAATAGACTGGATATTGCATGTTATGCCGCGTCAATAAGTAAAGATAATTTTGGATTTATAGTTATGGTTTCTCATCCTATGAATTCCACCGATACCGATGTG